TAACGGTCATCATGGTGGTGATCATTAGGAGCTTTCCCATTTAGAGCATCCTGCAGGCCTGCAATATTGCTAATACCCAAGGTATCCAAGGTACGTTTATTCTGCTTGATAAACGCCACTATCTCCCGTAGTTCGTCTAATTCTGTGTCAGGACTTTGCAGGATACGCATGATGTTATCTATCAACTCCTTCAGGTTTTGAGCTGTACCCGTATAACCTCCCTTGGGCAATAGTCCTGATATATCTACATTCTGTAATCCCTCCAACTTGGTACGTAGTTCATTCGTGAAGTCATTGGATGATAGTATCTTCCCTGGTACTTTATCTACCTTGTTACCTATTGCATTATTTAAATCATCGGCAGTACCTGTATACCTTCCTTTATCCAACTTACCACTAAATAAATCGACCAACTTCGCCTTGATAAGCCTTAATACTGCCGCAACTCTCGTCTTAGTATTACCAAATCGCCTTGTTTCGTTTTCTATCTGATTGATTATATTCTCTATTGCTGTCATCTCTATTCAAATGTTTCGTCAAATGTTTCGTCAAATACCTTAAAGCTGTTATCTGTGACAAATTCTTTATCAAATCGTTTCTTTGTTGTAGCCCAATCTATATCGTGTAGGTAGTAGAATATCCTCGGCTCTTTTACCTTATCACTGGCCAATGTAAAGCGTATCATGTTCTCTTTGTAATCCCTTGTAAGGTTCACTACGCGCAGCCCCGCATCATAACCTAATACCTCAAATCCTGATTTATCAAAAGAATGTTCATTACTCTGTATCACCGCTACAAAGGTGCCTTTCTGAAGGTCTTCTATAAGTGATATATGTTTGTTGGAAAAGTCATATACGCGCAAGTCTAATTCATGGGTATATTTATTGCTGCTGTATTTCTGCCTACCTGTAAAGTGCCTTTTGTAACCTTCTATGGAATATCCCCGCTTTCCTTCTTTTAGGGAGAAGTTAATAAGGTTTACACCCTCCCTCATAACCTTGCGCCTGTCTATATCTTCGAAATTGATTAATACCACTCGGTTATAAATCCCTTTTATAGGTATATACTCACAATCAAAGGTAAACCCTTCCTTTAACCCTCTTATACATTGTACTGCCATTTTTCACCTATTACATGTTACCTTATATGAGTGTTACCCTCATTCTTCCCCTTCGTTCTTGTTTTTCTTCGCAACCACACTCATTGCATTTCTCCCATTCAGGGAATTGTTCTTTATGTCTTTCTATATATCTTTTGCAGTCTTCCCATAGCTCATGTGCATTCTGTAAGTACATTGTATGTAGGTCTCTACGTTCTGCCTGACTAATACCCTCACCGTCCTGATACACCTTTGACCGTACTCCATAGGGAGTATCTACCTGATGACCTGTTATTAGGTATCTTGCATAAGCAAAGTAAGACAACACAGCTTTCAATCCTGCAAACTCATACTTTCTCCCTTGGTGTGTGTAACTTCCCCCCTCTAATAGCAAGGTATAATCTCTCTGTGGAGTATCACTTACCAAGTCCTGATAAAAGTCCTCACACACAAGCCTTTTAAGGTCAAAAGTCTGTGCTTCTCTTATGTAACGCTGAAAATCTTCCTCTTTCCTGAAAAAGGAAATGCTCAAGTATTTCCCTACACTCGCTTTATCTGTTAGTATCCTCATTAGTAGTTAGTCATTATTTCAAATAGTCCATTACTTGATATTGGCTCGGCAAAATTGTCAAATAATTCTTCAAACATCTCTTGCACATCCTGCCTTTCCTCTTGCATTTGTTCCTGCATGAATATACGCGCTTCCTTGAGACTATCACCTGAAGTATTTCCGAGCTTCCCCTCTACAAAGTCAATAAGAACAGGAGGAATATTCCCATATGTCTTACGAATATTATTAGCTGTCTTTTTATCTGCATATTCAAACAAATCAGCCTTCACGTTGCTCTCTATTGGCTTAACAAATACTTGATCTTCTAACTTATCCCCCTTCATTTCGAGTTCAAAATGAAATACACTTTGCTCAGCTTCCACGCCTATTGAATTACGTAAGTTATCTCTAAATTCATCTCTAGCTTCATCACTATTCATGGTTGAGGTGACAAAGGCATACGTACCAAAGAATCCTTTCTTAAATCCATTCCTTGTGTACTTTGTTGATAACATCTCACTTTCACAATCCAATAGTACCACATCTGCCCACGCTAAGGGGTAACTATCATTTCTATCTAAGTTCAAGAAGTACACTTGCCCTTTATAGTTATCCCAACCTCCAGCAGCATCTACTTGCTCCTGTATTACTTTAGGAGAAGGATCGTATAAGTCTATTGCCTTAACATTTTTATCTACCTCTTTTTTATCCTGCAAGTTGTCCCAATTTTCGTAGTATAGCACCTTTCCTCGATAATTATTGCTATCTCTCGCTCCTAATCTACAATAGCGATAAGGGAGTACCTGTACACTTGTTTTTTGAAACAGCTGGTTGTAATTCACTTGTACGAATACCCCCTTGTGATACGACAAGCTCCTCGCTACTTTTTTTAACAAGTCATTAGGAGTTTCCCTTTTGTCATTGATATACAGCGTATCCTTACGAAAGCGTGTGCGTTGTTGCCTTGCTGTTGCACGCGCTTCCGCTTCTAAGGAAAATCCTTTCCCATAGATAAAGTCCGCTATCACCCCCGCGCATGCTTTTGCCGTAGCTGACCCTCCTACAAGTAATTCTATCATAGTAGGGTAGTCATTCTTCTCTCCATTTGCTAAGAAGGGATAACCTTTGTATTTATTGTTCTCTGTACGGCGGCTTTCCTTGTGTAAGGATACGACTGATACTTTTGCCATTGTTTATATCAAATTATTGAGTTACTTCATCTGTAGTGCCTTCACTTACTCCGTCTGTTGCTTGTTGAGATTTCCAATCTTCTACATGTCGCTCCCAATCTTTAGGATATTCCTCGAAATTCGCAATCCTATTAGGGTTAATAGACAAATACTGCAAGGCTATATCATTAGTAAGCGTGTCATTGTTGAAAAATTCACTGCTTCCAAAATCCATTGGTAAGGAGTGTATATCACTCTTTAGCCTGAATGACCCTTCTTGTAAGGTTGTGTCTGTGTTTTTTGTTTTGTTTCTTGCCATTTCTTCTATTTTTTTTTGAATCGTTATAAGCCTACTCTTTCCCTCTCGTGCCAATCTATCCCAATAACTCGATAACTTATGCGGACAACTTGGACATGGGTCGTTATCATTGAAAAGATAAGCATAAAAGGCGATGAAAGTCTCTTTATCCTCTCCCACCGCCTTTGCATAACCTCCTTTCAACAAGTCATTTAATCTATCTTCTGTAAAGTCAGTCATTAATTATTAACCATTAATCATTAATACTTGAGTTTTACGCCAATTTGTTGTCAAATTTACCCTTTGTAGTGGTGTAATCAGTATCCAACCATCTCAGCGCTGTCTTTGGTTCCTTTTGATTGCTTGGAGTTCCTAATGTAAGGGTATACACACCTCCATTGGTACGACCTTCACCCTCTGTAGCCTCTAATCCTATGTAGAATCCATACACATCAAAGGTATTTTCTAGAGTTTTTGTTTTATTTTGAACAATCGCAACTACGGACGCTCCTGCTACTATCTTATCGATTTGGTCGTAATCATCTTTGCTCTTTCCGTATATCTTAAGTACAATATTGTGCTTGTGTCCGTTGAAGTCATCATCTGATATTTCAGGCTTAGTACTTACTGATATATGGCTCTCCTTGGCATAATCTACCTTATAGGCAGTCTTTCCATTCTTGAGTACTAAGGATTTTATTTGGTTGCCTTCTACTACAGTAGCTCCTAAGTCTATATCCTCTCTATTGACAAGCAAAAGACTTAATTCTACCCCCTTAATCGTGTCATCACAATCATAACCAAAATCCTTAGCTATCTTATTAATACATTGTGCCATGTTTATTATTTATTTAACTGTTAATCTATAGTAATAGGTAAAAGGGAATATACGCCTTTTACCTATCACCTGTTACTTTTTATATTGCCATTGCTCCAGTGGTTGGCATCACCCTTTGGAAATCCATTCTATAAGCAGCCTTGATATATACATGCTCATCTTTACCGCCCACGTACTCTATTTCCAAGTTACTTAAAGAACTTAAGCTATCCACTCCTAACTGACACTCAGACTTGTCAAGCAAGATAATACGGTGTGGATTATTCCACTTCGTACCATCTGAGAAATCTCTCTTGATAATCTCATCAAACCAACGATGAGTAACCACCTTAATACCTTCAAAAGTCATCGTCTCATACCCATTCTCCATCTTGGTTAAAGTGTCCTCATTCTTGTACTCACTTCTAAGGTAACGAGATAGATTGGTCGCCATTGAGTGTGTCATCAAGAATATAGGCTCCGAACCAGAGGCAAAAGTCAAACCGTCAGCCTTATCTAACAGCTCTGTACATGCCTTGAATGCTGTATCACGAGCCAATGCTAACTGAGCGGCACGGGTTGCCTGTGCATTCTCTGTAATAGTTACCCTCTTACTTGGGTCAGAGGTGATAAACGATTGGAAAGAAGCAAAAAGCCCATTCAATACGTTGTAATTCTCCTTCGCAACGCCAGCGGTCAGTTGCTCATTCCCTGAACCTGAACCTACATTACTCGCCTGAGTGTCCCCAAAATAAGCAAACTTGTTAAAGTCCGTGTGAATAGTCTTCTCTAATTGGCTTGCTATAAATATTACAAATTGGTCACCATCTATATGCAACTTATCAATCCCCTTTACATTGCACCATTGCAAAATAGACTTTTCAAAATCAGCATAACACTGAGATATATTCACTCTCAATGGCTTAGGATCCCACCATCCTGTGCGTACTGGAATATTAAAAGGAACTGGCTCCATACCACAACCTGCATCCTTGCGAGTTACCCCCTCAGTAGCTCCATAATACCCATATTCCGTCTCTTTAGTTACACCCTCAACCACTGTCATAGCCTCTTTTATGTCAGCTAATCCCAACGAACGATCCTCAAGCAAGTCTTTTATATCCCTGATATACTCTTTTACCCTTGCTGGCTCTTTGATGAAATCTTTTATTTTTGTTGTTGCCATATTTTATCCTCCTTTCTTTTACTTCAAACTTTCATAAAGCTTCTTCAGTTCCTCAAAGCTGCGTTTCTTACCTCCATTAGTAGGCTCCTGACTTACATCTCTCGGATTGTTCACCTCAAATTTGCTGGTAGTTTTTTTCATCACCTCAAATTTTTTGGTTAAATCTTCAACCTTATCCATTACTGCCTTCAAGCAGTCTGTTACAGTCTTAGCGAACTCCTCGTCTACCTTTACAGGCTCTCCCTGTTGCTCTTTCTCTCGAATCTCCTTAATTCGTCCACCTTCCACAACAAGGGTTTTTTCATCTTTCAAAAGATACTCCCCATCTGACAAGGCACTTTCATCACTTTGTCCATTGGTCGTCTTCTTTTTCACCTCGTCACCTTCGGCAGGTGTTTCCCCTTCTGTTACCACGGTGATAATATCACCATTTGCCAAGGTCAAATCTACATCGAATGCTTTTGCCTCTTTAACTTTCTTTGTAAAGTCATTCATAAAAGCCAAAAGCTCTCTAACTATTTTATTCATACGCAATTTATTATTTTCTTTTTTGTTTTTCTCAAAAAAAAGCCCATTCGTAGCAGCAGGGTCATCTACAAGGTCAGAGGCGCACCAATCAATGAGTTTAAGTCCTATACCGACCCTTTCATCATCTCCTTCTTTGTAAATCTCATCTATAATATCTGCTTCTACATATATGGAGTTTCCAAACATCTCAGGACATTCTACCGCCATTCCCATTACATAGTCGAATAGGCTAATACCTCTACCTGTTACCTCTGTCTTTCTCGCTATATCTGCAAGGAACAGATCACCAACTAACCGCCCATCTATTACATTGAAATTCTTGTACTTTCCAATAAATGAACCAAAAGAGCCCCCTGTAAAGGATGGGTGTTCAAATCGAGCCTTTATCTCCCCTTTCTTGTTTCCAAAGTCTTTTAACTCATTGAGAAACCGCTCAGAGAAGTAGTAACCATTCTTATTAAGCCCCATATTAGCCAATGCAACGCCATAGATAATGCCTTTCTCACTATCTACACGGCTAACATCACCCTTTTCATTGTATGTGCTAAACTTCAATTCCATGCTACAAAGTTACATAATGCCAGACTATAATAGTGCTAACAATAATTAGCACTATTATATAAGGATATTTTGTTACCTTTGCGCTGTTATTGGAACGGAAGTTTGCACACTAAGATTGTTTTCATTTTAAAAGGAAAAAGCGTACCACTTACCATGGTACGCTTTTCTGTTTTTGTTGTTATTAAATCAATTCTATCTTTCGTAATTTCTCTGTGTAATACCCTTTGAGCTTAATCAAGTCATCATCATTGAACTTATTTCTTCCTATCTGCAACCTCTTATGGGTAGTAGTAGATAATGCCTTACCAATGGCTACTGATACCTGCCTATCTGACAGCTCTAATAATTCAATGATATATAATACTTTCTCTTGTGTGGTCATAATTTTATCACATTAGCCTTATACCAATCCCACGCTTCATCTAAAAATTGTAATTCAGAAATAACAGGAGCTAATTCTCCTCCTGTTATATTTACATTATTCTGAATGATTATGAGTTCAAATTTCTCATTTTCATTGCATTCATATAATTTTCGAATATTGTTTTGTAACTCGTAATTAAGAAACAATTGTTGTGTACTTGTTCTAATCACTAATATCAATGATAAATATTGAGGAGAGTATATGTAATGAAATCCACTGGGCATCTCAATAGGTTCTACTGCCAATAAAAATTTAGGCATTTTTAGTTCAAAAAATCTACTTTTACTCATGCGCTATAAAGGTTGTTATTTGTTAGATTGTTTTTTAAATAAGCCCCTAACACTCATTAGAGGCTTATTTTCTTTATTGTCTGCCTTGAAAACCTTGTTTTCTTGGCTTTATATACAAATTATCATCTATTTGTTGAGGTTCTCTAAAATTCTTACCAGTTGCACAAAGATACTTAGCATTGGCAACTGCTTGTATTTCATCTTTTGCTTTTACTATTATTGTGCCATCACCGCCTGTATATTTGGTGTAGGTTACTTTGAATGTTTTGCTTTCTGTTTTCATTTTCTAAGAGTTTTTAATTATTAAAATACTTCTTCTTCATATACCACCTCTTCAGTCTCGTTACACACTATCTGAACAATACCGCCTTTATAATCAGCAAAGTAACTTTCATTAGTGCCATTATAGGTAGCTATGTAATTCTTGCAATAGTCTAATGTATGCTCGAAGCCTTTGTCATTAGAGTTGTTGTCATCATTGAAAACTACATTGTAGGTGAGTTTAATTGTTGCATTCATTTCTTTAAAATTTTATTTGTTATACATTTATCTTTTTTGACACTGCAAAGATACAAATTTATTTTTATTGCGCAATAAAAAATATTGCTTTTTTACGTACAATAGTGTTAAACTTTTTCTTAAAGGAATTATTAAACAATACTATATAAATTAAATTGTGTTCATAAAAATAAATATTTAGGGAATAAAAAATTGAGCCTTTTTGCGCCTTGCTCAGGGCTTTAGGTGATTATTGAACAAATACGTATACATTGCCACCCGCTACTATCTCACCTTTGTGATAATCTACTTTCTGATATTTTTCAGATATAGTTTTTATGGTTTGAAAATCTTTTGCTGATAAGTTTGGTTTTACAGTAACCCATATAGCATCTTCAAAAGTACCTCTATCTAATTTAATAGATACTTTACGATTGTTATAACCCAATTCTTTTAATTCATTTCTTAGGTTACTTACTTTTTCTATTGCTGTCATATTCGTATTATTTAATGATTAATATTCTTGTTTCATTTTGACAGTGCAAAGGTATAGACTTTTTACTATACATGTAGTTAATAAAATCATAAATTTTTCTTTGTGTAAAGTTAAATGTATATACA